CTCTTACCTCCGCGTGGTGAACCTGGATTGCTTGCCTATCCTCTCATGTAATGATGAAGATCTGCAAGCCAAAATATTAATATTTTGCAAACTAAAGAGAGACGCAACATTCTTACCGTAAGGTAATCTGGTCTTGTCTAGGGTTTCTTTAGCCACTCTTCTCTAAGAAAATAAAGAAGATTTAAGTGGTTAGGAATCCAGGGCCTAAAATGATTAGGCTCATTTCTCCCTCTAGTACCTATCTAGCTAATTAGGTTAGATACGTCAGGAGTAAGGTACGATTAGAATGGAAAGACTTTTCTTAAATCTTTCGGAACTTTCTGTTCTTCATCCTACTCTACTTGTGTAAAAGAAATGTATAAAGTTGTCCTCCATTATTTCTTTTAAGAGGCCTTATACATTTCTCACTGCTCAGGTGGATGACTCATAATTCACTGAAGGATAGATATTTATTTGTTAGTTATATATCTACGGAATTATGCTGATCGCATAGTTTGGATCAGTTATTTATCGTCTTTAAAGAGAAGGTTAACCTTCTAGGTCCTTTAATATCATTAATATGTGATATCATTAATAGAGAGAATTTCTCTATGTGGACTCTGAAATATAACATATGTGAGTTTCATTAAGTTGAATCCTCGTTATATTTCCTTTCCTAATGGTAACCTTTATCATTAGGATGATCGTAAATAAGTCATGTTACTTTAGTATCTCTCCGTCAAGCTAATAACTAAATAGTTAAACTAGTTAGATAATTTATACCAGCCCCTGCCTGGTGGTTTTCACCATCATAAACTTGGGACATAATGTCATGGTATATAAGCTATGGAAAGGAATCATTGGACATGAATCCAGTAACGGTGTACTACACCTAGCCTGAATGGCAGTCTGCGGCCCAGATGGAAGAAATTCTACCCGGAAACCGACCTTACACTTTCTCTCACCCTCCACATGAAATTTATAAATCTACTTTCTTTCCGGACATTTAGTCCAAAATTTCTAGGAGACATTATTCCATGTGTAAGCCGACTTCTTTCTCTGAAAGGAGGAAGTAAACTAGTACCCTATTTATTACAAATAGTGTACCTAGTGAGAGGTTATTGTACCAACCGTTGAGTGTGTATTATTTTTGTTTTTGTGAGAGAGATCGCTCTACTTCAAGAGAAATCTGGGACCGTTTTCTTAGTTAAATATTTAAAAGCTTGTAGTACCCTTTTAATAGGGAATACGGCTACTTCTTCTAAGAAACGGACTGGAGGGCAGGCCTTTGGTGCTGCTGTCAGTATGACCTCTACGGGTCTTCCTAGATTGATTCCTGCTGTACACAGACGATTGATTCGTAACGGATCCTTGTTTCATGTACGTATGTGACTCACTTTATTCTCTATTTATAGAGTCATTGAGTACACTGGTCGGCTCAAAGTATCTACAATTGTAGAACCAGGGCCGGTCTTGAACACAGGATTACTAGATGAGGCTAGAAAAGGTCTTAATATATTATTTAAGAACTCAGTCCCTTCAGTTATAACTAAAGGTCCAACTGAGTTCAGTAAACCTTTTTGAATCTCAAAGAGTTCTCCTTGTAGTTTCAAGGAAACATGACAGGATGCTCCTCGGGTATGGGAAACACAATCCTATCCGAGTACGTATCATGTATCGTTAATGCTGTCCGTAAGAAATATCTTATTTCAACAAGGACACGTGTGGATTAACTCTCTCTGTAGATTCGCTCATAGTTTTCACTTATCTTCGATTTACAAAGTGTTTACACTTGGTAGAACGAAAGATATAGTTTATTTTTCTGAGTTACTTCCTGGACTTCCGTCTGTCCTTTCTCAAGGACATATTGGTCGTTTAGGAATAAAAATCGAACCTGCAGGGAAAGTAAGAGTGTTCGCAATGGTAGATGCCTTTTCACAATGAGTGATAAGACCTCTACATAAAGCGATTCAGGGTATCCTTAAAGATATCCCGATAGATGCTACTTTTGACCAATTGGGTTCAGTAGCAAAATTCACTCAAATGCTGAAAGATCAAAATATTACCAATGTATTTTCATTTGATCTAACAGCGGCCACCGATCGATTACCGATGCAATTACAGGAGTTAATTCTTGAAGTGTTGAGTGGTGATAAGAAAATTGCTCAGGATTGGCGTCGACTCTTGACTGACCGATGGTATGAACTACCACCCGGGCTTAAAGATCACCAACGAACTCTATCTTCTTTAGGTATTAAACCCGAATGGACAGAGAACGTTTTAATAGACTCTAAAGGTCTGGTGACTGCGGTCAAGTATGCCATTGGACAGCCGATAGGTTGTTTAAGTTCCTGAGTATTCTTAGCCATCACTCACCATGTTATCGTCCAGATAGCTGCGTCTCGAGCCGGTTTCTCAGAGAGATTCCAGACTTATCTAGTATTAGGAGATGATATTGTCATCGGTAACAAAGAAGTTGCTGACCAATATCTAACCTTAATAAGAGAATTAGGATGTCCCATTAATATATTTAAATCAATTATTTCAAATAATGGGTCGTTTGAATTTGCTAAACGATTCATCCTAAGAGGCGTAGACGTATCTCCTGTAAGTTTCAAGGA